GGTGCCGAAGGTGCGCAACCGGACTCCGAAGGCGATGTGAGTCTGGCATGAACCAAAAACCCCCAAGGAACCCGGTCGCGCTGGAAGCTGCGATTCTAACGTTGCGCCGGGCTCACAACTCCGCGGTTGAAGCGCTTTTGGAAGCTATAATCGCGGAGGAAGATTTTTGTTTATCGCTGCTTTTGAATGAAACCACGACGAACGTTATGTTCCATCACCAAGGCGCAGTTTGCGTTGTGCGCGACCTGCGCACCAGAATTCAAAACGCGGAAACTGCAATGGACAGCTACGAGCGGCGGGCAAGCGAAGGCAGAACAGCAAAACACGGAGATATTAACCCATGAGCGAAACTTTTGTGTCGGCTGTTCCAGCCGCCATCCGGCAGCGCGCCGCTGCCGCCGACGAACTGTTGAAGGCAACCAATACCCAACAGGCTCCCGCCCCCGATCAAGGGGGTAGTGAAGGGGCGGGGTCGGAGCCGCCATCGGCGCAGGCGGCTCCGACGGACGCGGGGGGTGCAGGGTCGCAGCCCGAGCCAGTCATGGCAGCACCCCCCTCGGACGCTCCGGCGCCCCAGGCGCCCGACGCCGAAACGGAGTTGCGCGCGCGGCTCGCTAGGATGGAGCAGGAGTTGAAGACTTGGCGCGGGCGCTATGAGGCAGAATTGCCCCGAGAGCGTGACGCCAGGATGACTCTTGAGGAGGAGATTCGTAAACTCAGGGATCGCATGGCAGAACCGCCGAAGGTTGAGGACTCCGGCATCACGCCGCCAACCTCTGAGGAGTTGGAGAACTACGGCAAGGACATCTTCGATGTAGCGCGCCGCTACATCATGCCTGAGATCGTGCGCATGAACGCTGAACTTGAGCGGCGCCTCATCGCCAGGATCGAGGCTGTGTCGTCCGATGTCGGTGCCGCCAAGCAGCAGGTGACAAAAACGGCCAAGGACCGTTTTGTGGAGCGCCTGACTTCCAAGGTACCGAATTGGCAGCAGGTGGACATTGCGCCTGAGTTTGGCGCGTGGTTGGATGAGGTGGACCCGCTTTATGGGCTGCCGCGGCGCGCGGCGCTTGACAAAGCCGTGGGAACTCTGGATGATGACCATGTAGCGCGCATCTTTACCGCGTTCCTGAACCAGCAGGGACCGGGGGAGTCGCAGGGCACGAAGGCGCCGATTCCGGCGCCGGCTGCGGGCACGGAGCAGACCGCCACCGCCCCGCAGCCGGCATCAGGACCGAGCCTCGCTGATCTTGCCGCTCCTGGGAAGCCGACGCCATCCTCGCAAGCGTCCGAGCCGACGCAGCCGGGGGCGAAAATCTGGCTGATGTCGGAGATTCGCGACTTCTATAAAGCTGTGGCGCGTGGTGATTGGCGCAACCGGCCCGACGAAAAGGCCCGGAAAGAAGCCGAAATCGCACAAGCGCAGCGAGACCGTCGCGTAAGGGCCGATTCCCCATAACCCACGAGTCCGAGCCGCTGAGCGGCTTTAGGGCTCTAATGCGAGGCAGCTATGTCTTACCCTATTGCAGCGACGCCGTTCAGCGGCTCGAACCCGAACCCGGCTTACACGACCAATTTCATTCCTGAGATTTGGTCGGCCAAGTTGATCGAGAAGTTCTACGATGCGACGGTTCTCGCCGCCATCTCGAACACCGATTACGAAGGCGAGATCAAGAAGCATGGTGACAAGATCATCATGCGCTCGCGTCCGACGATCACGATTCGTAACTATGAAGCGAATCAGGAACTCGTCGTTGACCGCCCGTCTTCGCCGGTTCTTGAAATGCTCATTGACCAGGGCAAGTACTTCAATCTGCATCTTGACGATGTGATGAAGGTTCAGTCCGACATTGACCTGATGAACCAGTGGTCGGCTGACGCTTCTGAACAAATGAAGATCGTCATTGATACCGATTGCTTGACGCACCTTGTCGCCGGCGCGACGGCGCGCAACCGCGGCACTGGCGCCGGCCGTATCAGCCAGAACATCAACCTGGGTGTCAATGGTACCCCGGTGACGATCACCCGCACCAACGTCATTGACTACTTGATCCTGATGGGTCAGGTTCTTGATGAGCAGAACATCCCCGAAAACGGTCGGTGGGTCGTGCTGCCGGCGTGGGCGTCGTCCTTGCTGAAGCGCTCTGACCTGCGTGACGCCTCGCTGACCGGCGACGGCGCTTCTGTCATGCGGAACGGCCGCCTCGGCATGGTCGACCGTTTTACGATCTACAGCAGCAACCTTCTCCCGACTTCGGCGACGGATGGCGTTAGCGGTAACGACGCGGATGGGGCGACCTACATCTACGCCGGCCACAAGAACGCGTTTACCTTTGCGTCTCAGTTGACCGAGATGGAGGTGATTCGTTCTGAGCGCGCTTTCGGTAATCTGATGCGCGGCCTTCAGGTTTATGGTCGTAGGGTCATTGACTCCACCGCGTACTGCCAGTTGTACGCGAAGCCTGACGCGAGCGCTGGTTCGCCGACCTAATGGCGTAATGGTGGCCCGCCAATCGGCGGGCCACTGCTATAGGGGGTACTTATGGCGAGAACTGTTGGGAACGTGGTCCAAGCGGCTAGAGAGATTATTCAAGACGAGCGGGCGCCGTACCGTGTGTCTGACGATAATCTTGCGCGGTACGTCTCTGAGGCGCTCTCTGAGGCGCGGCGGCTACGCCCTGATTTGTTCCTGACAACGCTGCGCGACGCCGTACCGCTTTATACCGCGGCAAATATGGCGGCCGTGATCCCGTTACCTGATATGATATACCCGCAGGTGGTGAACTACGTCGCTGGTCGCACCGATCTACGCGAAGACACGTTCTCACAAGATGGGCGGGCCATCCTGCTCATGCAGGCGTTTGGCGTCGCTCTCGCGGGGGGTAAACCACAATGAGCGAGACTCTCGGAGTCCTAGAATCCATCCGGCAGGCAGCGATGGTGCGCCTCACTGGCGCCACACCTGATGTCGTGGATTTGGAATCTCGGTGGGTTGTTTCTGACTTCCTCACGCGCACGCGCGTTTGGAGGAAGATGGTGGTAATCACGCCTACTCCTGGGGCCGATGAATACGCGGTTCCTGGCATCCAGAATTATGAATCCGTGGTACTCATCACTGAAGCGGCCTACAAAGACCGGCCGCTTTTGCTGACGAAGTTTCCCGTCGCCACTATGCAGGACGGCCTTCCGACTGCTGTGATGTTGACCAACGACCGCACTGTGGGGGTTTATCCGACACCGACGGCTGACGTGGCAGACACTATTGATTTAGAGTTGGCGTTCACGCTTCTCCCGGCGTCAGAGAACCCAATCCCCGCCGTCGTGCGCCCGTACCACGACACGCTTCTAAAAGGCGTTCTCGCGCGCATGTACGCCATCCCCGATAAACCTTACACCAATCTCCGCCTTGCGCCTGCTGAGCAGGCGGCTTATGATCGCTCGGTGTACGACATCCGTAGAGTAGTGGACGGCGGCCGGGGTCGGAACGCTATGTTTGTTCAGTTCGCACCGTTCGCGTGAGGGAGCAATGACTGCACTTTTTCACAATAATGCGGCCTCCACCCTGGCGCTTCAGGCGCAGTTGATTGATACTGTACTGACAGTTTCGGCTGGCACAGGAAACCGGTTTCCCGCGCCTGCTACGACCGAGTGGTTTTTTGCCACGATCCAATCAGGCGTGGACTACGAAATCGTCAAATGTACTGCCCGCGCTGGCGACGTCCTTACTGTTGTGCGTGCGCAAGATGGCACGTCGGCGCGGTTGTGGAGCGCCGGGGCGTCCATTGATATGCGGATTCCGAAAATAGTATTGGAGTCTTTTTTGCAGGAGATTGCAGATACCGCCGTCACCACAGCGAAGATTGCAGATACCGCCGTCACCACAGCGAAGATTGCAGATACCGCCGTCACCACAGCGAAGATTGCAGATACCGCCGTCACCACGGATAAGCTCGCTGACAGTAATGTCACTACGGCAAAGATCGCTAATGGGGCGGTTACTTTCCCTAAATTAAGCGCATCGCCATGGGTTGACCTTGCCAGCGCTGCCACGACTGACCTTGGCGCGCAAACCAGCGACAATCTGCGGATTACCGGCACCACGCCGATTAGCAGCTTTGGAGTTGCGCCGAATGGCGTCACGCGACACTTGCGCTTCGCTGGCGTCACGACCATCACCTACAATGCGACGAGCCTAATAACTCCAGGCCTTGCAAACATCACCACGGCGGCAGGCGACACTGGCACGACGGTTTCGCTTGGT